ACCACGACCAGTCATTGCAGCACCCACCCCAGCTGCAAAATATTCCCCGCCAGCACTCGTTTCCCATCGTCCAGCTGCTTGGCTATCCTGTTTCAGATCCGTGTTTGGGAAAACATCGCCATAAATGGGATCGGCAATTAAATCACGAACCTTCCTACCAAATCTTACCGCAAGTTCCGTGTTCATGGTAGCTTGTATAATCTTTAACTTTGGATTACGGCCCAGGAACCACGAAGGCATGAGATAAGAAGCTAATTCAGATTTAGAATGTCTGGGTGGCATATTTATAATTAGACGTTTTAGTTTACCTTCGGCAATAGCCTCAAGTTTCTCTGCTATGATTTTGTGATGAGTCCCAACAATAAAATTCTCATATACATGAAGGGCGTAAGCCAAAAAGTTTTTTTGTGCTTTATCACGGGTGTCCAATTTCTTTTTCTGTTGTTCAAGCAGAAACAGTTCCTGTAACACCTCTTTAGGCAAAGTGTCTAAGTTCATATCCAAACAATAATATATCTGAATGAATTTATCAATCAAGCATATAGATAGGTATATAGTAACACCACACCGTATTTCTACCCCTCCCCCCTATTTGGTTTTAGATATTCATATGAGTTTGTGTATAGTAACCCCTTTCTTTGTTTTAAACCATTCAAAATTCGCAAAGCAAAATCATTTGCCATTCTTTTTCAAAGATGAATTATCGAATTGAAATTCGAATTCATCTAATGAAAAAGAATGTTTATTTTTTGCGAATTTTGAATGGTTTAGGGTGTCGGTTTTTTGACAAAACCGAGTTGGTGTGCCGTCAAATTATTGACAGTTGTGTCAAATTATTGACTTGTGTTTCCCATAAATTCCTATAATATAATAGGTATAGGGTAATCAACCAACATAGGACTTAAAATTAAGTCCGACCCTAGGAAAGGAAAAGGTTCTTATGTCAGATATCGAACAAGCTATTCGTGACTTGATCGAAGCAGAATTAAGAGATGGTTCTATTGTTGAAGATGCCATCTCTGAGAATGGTTCTATCGGCGATCTCGAATACAAAGTTGAAGATCTCGAGTACAAAGTACAACAGATTGAAGACTTCAATCAAGACGATATTGTTGACTCGGTGATGAGAGAAGTATTTTCTCAACTTTCACAAAAGTTTATCACCGACTCTCAAGTGATTGTCGCCAAGTCTCACTTAGATGACATGGCTTCTAAGATAAAAGCTCTAGAAGCTAAGTTGTCCGAAGTAGACACCAACCAAAATCCTACTGAGTAAGTAGGTGTTGGGGACAAAATTAATTGTCCCCTTCCTTTTAACCAAAAGGAGAAATAAATGACAGAAAAGCAAGATAATATTGAAATATTATTAGATATCACTAAAACTTTAAGAGAGGGAGTTAAGGATAATCATAACTTCTCTATGACGATTAGTGATACGATTAAAGAAGTAGTGTCATTCGTTACTAGGTTAGAGCAGAGAGTTCAACTCATTGAGAAAAATAGAATTCTTAGTGGGGATTTTATTGAACTAGCTAAGTTAGTTAGTGAATTAAATATACGACTTAAGAAGCTTGAGAGTGATAAATAAGTTTCTCATCACCGAGAAAAAAAGAGGGGAACAATTCGTTGTTCCTCTTTTTTTATTCTATTTGTCCCCTTTTGGTTTTAAAAGTGCAAAGGTTCGCAAGCGACCACTCCGTTACCTTTGCACTTTTCCATGTCGCCTTGTATCGGCTGCAGCGACCTGGCACCTGGCACCTGGCACCTGGACGAAATAAAAGTGGACATTATCCCACAAAACCCTATAATTATTACAAAGGAGAAATAATATGAACTTAAAATTAAAGGGTACAATTACCCTAAATAATGATGAGGTATGTATCATGCTTGATCATAAAGATGAGATCGTTGACAAGATCAATTGTCAATGTGATGACCATCAACCTTGTTTCCCTCATTCGAGGGAAGTTTGCCAAGGTTGTTACGACAACCTCGATGAGTTCCGAGAGGAACTTCAAAGGCAAGCACAAGACGAGAGAGACCGAGGAGATTGGTATCACGATGAGCGAGATGGTTATCTTGATGATGGTCAAATGTATTACAACCACCACGAAGCCAATGACTCTTGGCAAAACTAACCACGAGACCCCAACCAATATTGGTTGGGGTTTTTTATTTATAAATATTTTTTATTTTTTAAGTGTGCAAAGAATCGCAAGCGACCACTTCGTTTTCTTTGCACACTTCCCCAACTCATTTAATAGTGGACAGAGTCCCATAAATGCCTATAATTAAATAATAAACAAAGGAGAAATAAAATGGCAATAATAGACACAATATCATTATCAAGATTCAGAGATTATTTTTATATGTCAGACCAATATAAAAACTGTTTTACATATGAGGGTCTAGAAGTTTTATATAATCATATTTGGGATACTTCCGAAGATATCGGAAATATCGAAATGGATTATGTAGGCTTTGCTTGTGAATTCACAGAATATGAAGATTTCAAGCATTTCCAAGAGGATTACAAAGACATTGGAAATATGGAAGATCTAGAGTATCATACGACAGTTTTAAAAATTCCAAATAGTCTTGGATTTATAATAGCGAACTTTTAGTTCGCTATTTTTTTTATTCAAGTATGTTTTTTTCTCTCTCAAGTGTGCAAAGATTCGCAGAGAGTATTTCAAAAAGATTTTTCAAGGCGAATCTTTGCACACTTCACCCTCGCAAGTTAAGTGATTCGCAAAATCTAAACACTCTTTTAATGAACCACGAACCAAGAAACCTATCTCTTTTTTTTCCGATATAGCAAGAGTGCAAAGTTGGTTTGTTGCAAGATAATTGCACAATTTACCACCCTCAAATAAAAATAGATCAGAGGTCAAAGAGTCATGAACCAAGAAAAAAGAAACGTAATTGTTAGCAGATATCCTTAAATGTGTTGATATTTGGGATTTTTCCACGTTTATCCTATTTCCTTTTTTGGTTGTTTTTAACTCGATAAATAAAGGGTTTTTCTCAGTTATAAGAATTAAATCGACAAAACCACTATTAAATTTGTTTTCAATTTTTTGGATAAAACAACCTTTAGGAAGTTGTTTTTTTATGTTTAAAAAAAAGTTTTTCTCTTTCATCTTTTTCCTTTACATATATGGGATAATATGAGAGAATAAATTATTGGTTTACAATTAAGTTTACCATAGCATTTTTAAAAGGGGAATTATATGAAAATGTATAAAACTAAAATTATGAGTGGTAGTAACTCATTAATAGTACAACATCATAACACAACAATAATATATCACGATTTATTAACTAATGTGATTCATTTAAACAATGGGGGTTGGTATTCAAAAACAACTAAAGATAGAATTCATAGTTATATAAAAGACTTTGGATATAAGCTTTATCAAAAAAACTTTCAATGGTTTATTGAATATCCACATGGGGAAAAAGTTGAGTATTTTAATCATATGACTTTAGAACCAATCTCAGAAAAATTAAAAGCAGTATTAGAAGATATGAGGGCATAATGGAAAAGTTAAGTTATCAAGATAAAATTTTTCTCAATGGTTTATATTTTTTAGAAGATATAAAAGAAGAAATTACAGAAACTGAACAATTTGTTAAAACTAAATATGGGGGTGAAAATGCCATTCAAGAATTCAAATAAAGATATGAATAAATTTCTTTTTGAATTTTCTAATTTATGTGGACAACTTTTAATAGATGAACACATAGCATTAGAGAACCCAAGAATAAGACAACAACTTGCAATTAAAGAACCATTGCAAGAAAAGTTAAATCATTTACAAAATATTTTAGAAAGTGAGTTTTAAAATGAATAAATTATTTCACACAAATATAATCAACTTTGTTTATGACAATTCGCATGGTTGGGGTTTAATTCATGTAGATACTTTAAAAAAATATAATCTTTTAGATAAAATTAGTGAGTATTCATATTATGATAAAGATCAAGATATAATTGCTTGCGAAGAAGATTGTGATTTTCCAAAAGTATTAAAGGCATTAGATCGAAGTGATGTTAAATACAATATCAATGAAGTTGATGTTCAAAATTTACATGGGGAAAATAGCAACCCTAGAGATTGGAATAGATATAATGTAGATTATATGGTTGCCAAGCATGGGTAAATTTCAAAACAATTTATTAATAGAAGTTGAGGAAGTATTAGGTTACTTCCTCAATGAAAAAGGTATGACTAACAAGCAAGCCTTAAAAGAAATAGAAAAATCACATGGATCATTTTGGAAAGAAGTCGCAAAAGATATTTTAGATGACTTTAATCGCAAAGATGATTGGCACAATTTTCACAAAACAAATAGGAGTATTCACAATGCAGATTGAATTAGAAACTACAGAAGTTAAGATCGAAAAGATCGCATACCATAGAAATGGAGTAAGTGGAGAACCATTTTTTGTAATTAACTTTACTTGCATTCAAGTTGGAGAAATGGTTGGAATTGTTTTTTTCAAATACAATGAAGAGCATGATAAATATTTTTTAGATATGAACCCAAGGGTTGCAGTATTTGAAAGAGAAAAACTTGGAGATGGAATTATAGAGTTTGGAGAAAATTCATATAGAGGGGATCATTATAGTTACTACTTACTAGATGCAATTAATCAATATCATAAAAATTCTAATTTAAAATATGTTGAGGGGATTAAATAATGAATAGAACATACGAATTTGAAAAGATGGTGGAATTCGCTAGGTCGAATGGAGTGGATATAGATAGGGAGATTGCTATCGAAAATCTACTCAAGGGTAGACTTGAAACATTTATGGAAGAGTTAAGTACAGATGATGTTCAAGTCGTTTTTAATTTAATGGATAAAGTTTTAGAAAAAGGAGAAAAACTATGAACTTAACCAAAGATTTATTAAGAAGAATAAGAACTAAAATTCAAGGGGAGTTGAGTAAAGTTGAAGAAGAACTAAACATTACTCTTACTTTAGGGAATTGTAGTTATACAAGTAATAGAGCAAAGTTTCAACTTGAGTTACTTACTGAGAATGGCAAATCTAAAGAACAAGAGGATTTAGAAGATATGGCACAATATCTTAATCTTGATTTAGATAAAATTGCAGAATGGAGTGGAGACTCATACAAATTATGGGGATACAAATCTAGAGCAAGAAAGAGTCCTTTCATCATTAGTAAAGTTGGAAGTGATAGGAAGTATGTAATTACTGAGAGTCATGCAGTAAGACTTTTTCAAAAAGAAAAGCCAAAAGTTGGAGAACTTACTCTAGTACAATAGTCAAAGTTAGGCATGAGTAATCGTGCCTAATCTTGAACATTGTCAATATGAAAGGGGAAATATTATGGACAAAAATAAAATACCAACTCATGTTATTCAAAAAGTGAGAGAACTTGTGGACGATTTGTTTTGGGAATACGATCGATTGTCATCAAGTGGACAATCACAACTAGATCAGATTGCAAAGTATTTAAACTTACCAACACAAGCAGAAATACAAGAGATCATTGAGGAAAAAGGTGCATATAATTATTTAAAGGGAGAAAAGTAATGAAAAGTGAAAGCAGAAAAACTTTTGAAAAAGCACAAATGGAATGGGAACACAAATACTATTCTCAACTAGTAGGATACACTATCGATAGTTTTGAATTCGAAGTAGATGATGTAGACGAGGGATACGATAGTAGATTCCCAACATTTACCTTAACAAAGAAAGGTTGGGAAACTCTAAAGGTGCAAGTTTCTCAAGATGAAGAGGGTAATGGAAGTGGGTTTTTATTTATATCAAGTATAAGGGTGAAGTCATGAGTGGCTTTAGTGATGTAACAAATTGTCCTAATTGTGATGAGGAAATGTTTATAAGTGAAGAGAGCAGACCTTATCATGCAGTAAATGGAGATTGTCCTCATTGTGGATTTTATTATCATACTCAAGCAGAACAGATGAGTTTGTTTGAACTTAATGATTTGAGAGAAGATCATGATCTCAAGCCATTAAAACAAAGACCCATTATTGAGGGTTGGTTAAAAGGTTATCTCAGACCAAGTTTTTCAGAAAACAATTTGTTTAGAAATGCAGAGTTAACTAACAAAGATACTCTTTGGTTCGAACACAAAACTTATGGCATTCGTATCGAACAATCAGAAGAGAATGATGGTAATCTTCATATCTATGTTTACGATACAGACAACATGGAACAAGGTGGAGATTGGATAGATAGATTAATCATTGAAAAAGGGAGGATATGATGAAACACTTAAATAAAACTCATGTTGATTTATGTAGTGGTATTGGTGGATTTGCACTTGGTCTAGATGAGGGTGCAAAACTATCTAAACCCATATTGTTTTGTGATACTGAAGAGTATTGCCAAAAGGTTCTATCAAAGAACTTTCCAAACGTACCAATTTATAATGATGTAAAGGAGATTGCAGATGACCCAAAAAGATTTATTCCAAGAAAAGTCGATATCCTCACAAGTGGATACCCATGCCAACCATTCTCAGTTAGTGGCAAAAGGAAAGGTGAAGAAGACGAAAGGCACATTTTTCCGTTCATTCACAGAATTGTTGAACAAACAAGACCCACTTTTGTTATTTACGAAAATGTTTATGGACACCTCTCATTGGGATTGGACGAGGTTCTCTTTGCAATGGAAAGCATCAACTACCAAACGAGGACATTTGTATTTCCGTCTTCATCAATCGGTGCTTGGCACAAACGAGACAGATTGTGGATCGTCTGTAGAGACCTCTCTGTATGCGACACCAAACACAATGGATCATCTTCCACCACGAAGTCCACAAGCAACGAAGAAAATGCAAGAGGGACACAGAAAGGGACGAAAGAGACCAAGCAACTTGAGGGAACAAGTAGATCCATTAACAATGAGTTTGTACCCAACACCAACGACAAAGGGATTCGGTCATGCGTCAGAGGGTCAGACAATGATCTTCAGAAAGAAAGTGGAGAATGGCGAAATGACAGAACAACAAGCACAAGCCATGATGGACGGAGTAACATTGAGACCACCAAGAATGAAGACTTGGAACTATCCAACACCACTAGCGAGGGATTGGAAAGACGCATCATACAATCCAACATGGAAAGAGAGCAGAGACAAATCGTTACCGAGAGAAGTATTGAAGAACAACGTACATGGTGGGAAGTTGAATGTGAACTTCACGGAGTTCCTAATGGGGTATCCACAGAATTGGACAAAGATAGAAAACAACGACTAATAGCTTTGGGGAATGCAATATGTCCCCAAAACGCTACATTCTTAGGTTTAGCATTAAGAGGAGAATTCGAATGAAAATAAAAATACCAACACCAATGTGGGTGCAACTTTACTCAGAACTTGCATCTTATGTAGAAGAGTATGGCAGTATCGACAATAGATTTGATGATGATGGAAATCGTCTTGAAGAATATGAAGACGAGTTCTGTACGATTGTTGATAATGTTGAAGATATCTTAGGAATATTTTTTGAAAAGGGGGACACATGATAGATCAAGATTATAAAAATGGTTGGAGATACATAGTTTGGGTCGGTGGTAATGACGACTACTATAAAAAGATTGCAGACGCAAAAAAAGACTTTGAGTATTGGGTTGATGATGGTTATGATGATGTCTTTCTAACCAAACTATTACCAAGTGGAAAGATGGTAGACCTAAATAAAAAAGAAAGAATAAATGAGTAGAAAAAAAGGTAGACCAAAAGGATCAGTATTAAGTAATGTACAGAGACTAGAAAGACTTAGGATTCTGTACATTGCTCATACTAAAAAATTTGGAAAAATAAGTGATGAAAGGTATCAAGGTGTGCTAGATGGTATAGACCTTTGCATGGAAGTCGCAGACAATATTAAGCTATTTGAAGAAGATTTGCATGGAAAGTCTTGACTTCAGAAAAATATGTGTGGTATTTCTTAATTGCACGAGGCAATTACGGGAATTGCTACTCAATGCCCTTGTCGGAGAGGGTTTTCCTCCCCTTGTCCTCTCCGACTACTTCATAATCACCCTCAATGAACGCAGACGGATAGGCTTTTCTGATTTCAGATAGCCTGGAAATAATTTCTTCTCGAGAAAGTTTATCTAATTGATGTACAACATTTGTTTCTCTTTTATCAATCGCAAGACCACCAAGTGCAGATCGTATCTTCTCTGCATTAACGGCTGCAGAGAACTGTCCAGAATCTTCTGCTCCTCTGGAAAGGTCTGCAAACCTCTTCAGTTGACCGAGCAAAGTAACTCCATATTTCTTTTCTCGAGCCTCACGAAGTTCTTTGACATGAGCCACGACCAACGGAAAATCTTTCCCATTAAGCAAAAGACTCGCAGTCTTACCAGCTTGACCCTCAGAATAGCCAGCTTTTCTAGCACATTCAGCATTAGAATAAGTGCCCTCTACAATAAATTTAGCAAATTCTTTTTGACGATTAGTAAGAAATTTCTCTTTTGGCATACCCCTATAATAGTGTTTCTACCATATTTTTTCAATTCAAAAGGCAAAAAAATGTTCGCGGTCTCATTTGCTAGGCATATAAAGTGTAACAAGTGTAACAGAAGTGTAACAACAAACTCTAGTGTCAGTAAGGGTTACAGACGTTTTGTTACAGTGTTACAGTGTTACACCTATTTTTTAAAAAAAGTTCACACACAAAAAATTATGACAGAAACACTATATGTTTGACAGAAATGCAGTTCAATGGGATAATTTAAGAAAGGAGTTTCTATGAAGCCTACTTTATTAACAGATGAAGATGTAGATAGAAGAGCCCATGTTTCGTGGAGCGAGGCTATTGGACGAGTAGAACGCATAGTCATGGACACAGTAGAAGACCTCAAGAAGAAAGAGGGTGGAGACATTTATGCCGAAGAATTACTTTCATGTTGGAAGAGAATAGTAAAGGGTTGAATGTTTGTTGCTGTAATATTAGTT